CTGTTGGTAAACGTCCAATATTCTTTGTCATTCCGAAACGAGCAGAAGGAGTTTAGAGCAATTCTCAAAATAAACAATAACCAGCGTGGCGAAACCAGGCAAGACAATCATGTGGGGAGACACAGCGAAAGGCAAATTGAATAGCAGAATCAAGCGCATCGGGAGAACGGACCCGAAGCTTTCTTAAAGTGGCTTTTACCTTAGACCAAAGTTTTTCAATAGGGTTCAGGTCCGGGCTGTACGCGGGCAGATAAAGGGCCTCCGCTCCGGCATCATGGAGCAGCTCACCTACCGCTTGGATGTGGTGAGTCCTGAGATTGTCCATTACCACAATATCACCTGGCCGGAGGGTGGGAACCAGAGTCTCTTTCAAATAGTTCAGGAACTTGTCCGCTGTTGTTCCACCCTGAAAAGTCGTAAAGGCCATTGTTCCATCCAGACGAATCGAGGACAAAATGGTCGTAGATTTTGGTGTGTTCAGCGGCGCACGATCTACCACCCGCCGGCCTCCTTTTCCTCGGCCATACCGTCTGGTCATATTGATATTGACTCCACTTTCATCCAGGAAAACCAGACGGGAAGCCCGTGTTGTCTTCGCAAACCCACTCCATTGTTCTCTCTTGGCCCGCACATCGGGGACGCTCCTGTTCTGAAGCGTGGATCATCTTCTTTTTTCTCCGATACCCCATGGCCTGGATTCTCCGGCGTACCGTTTCTATTCCAACTGGCAGCCCCAATTTCTCTACGATTTCTGAAAGTGTAATATCCGGCTGACTGTCTATCGCCTTCGCAATTCTTTCTGAATCTTCCGGCGTCAGCACTCGCTTACGTCCCCGTTCACTTACGCGCAGATCCACACTTCCAGTTTTGGCCTTTTGCTCTGCCAGCCGGTATACCGTTGGCACAGATACCCCGTATGCCAACGCAACTGCTTTTGCGTCGTGCGTTTTCTCATACGCTTCTACCAGCAAATTCCTTGCTTCGTTATGCAGCATCTTCCTCACCCCGCTACCATCTTACCATATCTCTTCTCTTATTGCTATTTCAGAGAACTGCTCTAAGATGTTTTGATGAGCTTTAGGTGGGGCGCTGCTTCCTGTTCGCCGCCGTCCAGGCCGAACTGGCCGGGGATTTGCGGCACCATCTCCACCACCGTCTCCTCATCCGCCACATACAAGGATGTGACAACCGCATTGGTAGCGGCAAGCGTCGATTTGGCGGTGCAGCTGACGGTGATGTTTTGCCGGGTATCGTCCGGCTTGAGTTCCAGGGTGATCGTCAGTTTGCGCTTCGCGGTGGCGGACGTGTTGGGGTCCAGGATGTTGGCTAGGATGCCGGACATCTCGTAGTCCGCCCGTTCCTGAATGGCGCCGCGGGCCATTTGCAGGATGGATTTCTGAATACTGGGGTCCATGGGGGTTCCTCCTTTCCGGTTGATATGAGTGCGTTCCGGCCCTCCACCGGGTTCTGCCGCCCTCCCTCCCGGGCGGAAATGTCCGGTGGAGGGCCGGAGGGTTTACTGGGATTGTGATTTCGTATTGGTTTAGGCATCTTCGTCTCCAGACAGGTATTTCCGCTTGATCCGGTCCCATCTCAGGAGAATCGTGTTGTCGCACTTGTCGGCCATCCAGCAACGTGGCCAATTCTTCCCTTGTTCCTTTTGACAATCCCTACTTTCTTTTGTTGTGGCAGAATGCAGCAATATTAAAATTTTTCCTCCCAGTCCAACTGAAATTTTTCGCCTTCCTCAGCGTAATCCGGCAGGTTTTCCATCGTTTCCAAGGAAAGAGCACGTGCAAAAACGGAACAGCCAAAGCAATTCGGCTCAAAACAGCACACGCACGCCAATTCGCCTGATACGCCGCGTTTATCCATTTTTTGTTCTCCTTTTGTTTGGCGGGAGGCCGTGACCGCGCCGCCAATAGCATGTAGTGTAGTAGGATTCTCCCAAGGCGGCAGAAATTTCCGAATCGGTCATCCCCTGCTGGTACATGGTAAGGCGCAGCTCTTTCCGGCGATCGATCTCGGCCCTGGTGGGCATAGCTCTTTTCTGGATAATGGATTCCCCGTGCCGTTCCAGGATGCCGGCGATTTGGCTTCGGCGGCAAAGGTTCATGTCCGCCAATATCCCAATTTGTTTCGGTTTGTGTGTGTCTGCCGTGAGGCGGTAATCCCGGCAGATTTCTGCTTCCGTCATGTACATAAGGTTTCCTCCGGCTTGCGGCGGTAGGCAAGCCAATATTTTCCGTAAAAATAATCTTGTGGACGTTGCGCCACATTGCTAGGCAGGATTGCCCAATGGGGAGTTGGAGAATCATCCCGCAATCCAACGTGCCAGTAAGGCTCCCCGTCCATTTCCCGCAGTTCTTCCAGGGACAGCGGGGCTCTTGACGGTATTGGCTCTGCATCAATCGCCGGGGCGTTGTCAAACGCGTCAATGATTTGATTTGCCCGGTCATTCGTCCCGTCGCTATGTAAAAGAGCGTACACGATCGCCATAAACTCATCGCGGTACGTGTCGTTATCGTACAGTTTCATTCTGTGCCTCCTTTGTCACCTCAATGTGGTATCATACAAATCTAAAAGCTTCATAAAACATCCCCAAAATGTACGAGATTGTTTTCCGCTATGGTGTCCAAACAAGGGCTTTTGTCCAATAGCTTTCCAAACCCTTTCAGCGGGTATGTCGTATTGAGACCATTTGAAAATCAAGATTCCATCCGGCTTCAACACTCGCATACACTCAGCAAACCCATCGTGCAACATCTGAGGCCAGTTATTGTCCAGTTTCCCGTATTTCTTAACCAACCACGACGTTTCCTTCGCGCTGATCAGATGGGGCGGATCAAACAAAACCAACGAAAACGTGTTGTCTGGAAACGGCAAGGCTGTGAAGTCGCAGAGAATATCTGGGTCAATATTCAGTGAACAATTTCCCGCATTCTTCCAAAATTTGTAGTATGTTTCCCGTCGGCAGTCACAATACAAAGCGGCGGGATGGTGCTTATCAAACCAGGTTGTACGGGCTCCACAGGTCACGTCCAGGATTTTCTTATTCGTCATACATCCTCCTGTTCTACCCAGTAGACTGTCGCTGTCCGCACGCCCAAGGCTATAGCTTCTTCATGGCTGCTAACGCAGAGATCAATATGATTCCCCGTCACCATGGAACCGATATCGTCGGCACGGTAATAATGAATTTCGCCATCACCATAGTCAACCAGCACATCGCTGCCCAACGGGATGACCGCCGGGTCCACCGCTACGGTGACATAGGGTGTTGCCTGAACGCCAGTAATTGTAAAGCCATCCGACTTTCCACAGCAAGCTACACAAGCGTCATAGTGGGTAACGGTGCAGTTCTCGATCACCTGGGCCTGCGCCAGCAGGGCCGCTTCAATCAACTCGTTTTCGGTCATCCCTGGGATGCTGCGATGTAACTTTTTCATGGTCCTTTCCGTTCTGCGGCGCGTCAGAATTTGAACCGTGACCGTCGAATTTTGCGGAACGTTCCTCGAATGCTGTGTTGCTTCGCTTGATCGCAGGATGCAAAACAGAGTCAAAGCAAGCAGCAGCAGAAAACTGACTGCAAATATGCGAAGCGGTCGGTGATCCGGTGGCTCAAAATCCGATTTGCAACGTTCTTGATGCTTCATAAATTATCTTCCTTTCCAACAATTGACGTTCCTCTATGCCACTTTACAAAACCTCCCAATGGATGATTGGAGAGAATCGGGTTTTCCAGAATCCAATCCAGTCCAACCCCCTTGTAAGTGTTTTTGCCGATTTTGACGGCGGTGGGAATTCCTGCGCGTTCCAACCTATATTTCCGCGCGAAGTCTCCTAGTGTTTCCATAGCCTCCTCCTTTCTCAAAAATTTTTAAGTATGAACACAAACAGGTTAATCCCGCCGGCTGCAATGGCGGCGTATAAAATGCCGCAGATTGCTTGGAGCTTGTCCAAATCTATGGGATCCCGTTCGATGTGCAGTTCTCCGCCGCAAAATTTCAGGTCGATTTTCATAATTTCTCCTTCCTGCGGCTTGACAGAAACAGAGAGTTGTGCTATATTTGTTCTATCAAGCCCGTTTGATGCTTGTCAGCCGGTCTTGCCTGCCCCGCTGGATGGTCGCACATTCAGCGGGGTAATTCTTTTGTTTTGTACGGCTATGCAATTTGTGCAGCTGCTATAATACCGTTTGTTTTTATCCTTGCCCCGCCGATGCCAGATCGCCCGGCGGGGCTTTTTTATACGTGCTGCACGGCTTCCTGGCGGGTAATGTAATGGTGAATTCCAGGTGCGCGCTCATTCCAACGGTTCGTGTCAAAGTTTGAGACTTCTATGGTTTCGCCTACGGTATAGACAAAATTAGGGTCATAATTACTACATACGTGTTTTCCTGCTGGCACCCCGTCTGTGTTTGTGATACTGATAACTCTTGCTTTGCTTGCACGACACTTTCGGCTGGTGGCAGAAGATCGCTGTGCATCCGCAGGAATTTCCAGCTCTATAATCAGACCGCCCGCTTTTTTCCATGCGGTATATTGTCCGCTTTCTGGGCATTGCAATGCCCAGAATTTTGTTGATGTATTAACTATTACATTTTTGAGATTTGCCCCGGAGAGCTTGGCTTTGTAGAGATTGGCCCCGGAGAGATTGGCCTCGGAGAGATCAGCCCCAGAGAGATCAGCCCAGGAGAGATTGGTCTCGAAGAGATCAGCCCCAGAGAGCTTGGCCCCGTGGAGATCTTCTCCATGAAGATCAAGTCTTTCTCCGTCTGGTTCTCCGCGCTGCCATTTCCCATGCTTTATAATCCTTTTTTGTAATTCTTCCGTATTCATCGGACAGCTTCCCAATTAAAGAGATTTAAGGGCTTCGTTCCAAGCGTCTTTCAAAGTGGGTGCCTGCACCACGCAAATAAACAGGTCCGCATCCGATTTTGTAGTTACGCGCCAGAAATTTTCAGCAACCGGCTCAATTTGGAGTATTTTCTTCATAAATATCCTGCCTTTCTTTGCAAACCAAGAGAGGGTGAAACCGCTAGCTGACAAACAAATTTGCGTAGAGTTCATTGAGCCTTGCCAGCTGTGCCGCGGTTTCCTCCGGGCTTTTCGGCGGAGCTGCAGGGGTAAAATTTTTTTGGATGTTGTTTTTTCCTGGATATTTTTTGTAGGTTACCGCTTCCACAAGGGTAGGCTTCCCTTCAAGCATCAGGGTTTGAAGCCCTATCTGCTTGGTGATTTCCACTTGGACTTCCTTCCCGCTGACAATTTCAGTTTTGTATGTAACGGTTGTCTGAATCGCCGATTCCATATTATCGCCTCCCTCTGATGGTATGCGGCTCAGGCTGTCCTTATTGACCAGCCCCTGAATGCCGGACTAAATTTGTTGGTTTTTTGTTGCGTAGCCCCGGCAGGGCCGACACAACGGGCCACGCTGGCGGCCTTCCAGCGATTCGGTTACAATTACTTGGATAACCATATCCCACAAAAAGATGAGGACATTGACCTAAGCGCATTGGAATAGCTCAAATCTTGGACCTCAGCATAGCTTTTTCCAATATTGAAAATGCTGTGCTGAGGGCTGCTTTTGCATCATAATAAGTGCATCCTTATGAATTCCTTGAAAAATTCCAGGAGCTTGTCGATTTGCTCGAACTTAGAGAGAACCAATCCGCTGAAATCGGAGATAAGCCCGATGTTCTCAGTGATGAGGTCCAAAGTTCCGTTGAGCCTGCTGCACTCGAAAAACAGCCTGATAGTCAGCCCAATCAAGAGACAAACCAAAATAGTCAGCCATAATACCTGCCGTTTCAGCCTCTGGATATCCTTCTCGATATCGGGGGCTGAATTCTTTTTCGGGGCCACAACCATCCTCCTTTCTCACGCCGTATCCCGCTCTGCTCAAGCACTGAAAATAGCAATTGCGTTTTTCTTCCTGTTGCGGTATAATTTTACGCATATCGACAGGAAGGTGAACCAGAATGATTGCAGATGTAGTCTTGCAATGGGCAAAAACTAATCCAACTGCGGCAATTGCGTCATTAAGTCTGATGCTGTCTTTGTATAATCTGGCTAATGATCTCATTTCCAAAAGGAAAAATTTTAGAATCCGGATATATAGCATCAAATCCTATAAAGATGTGACATATCTCCATATTGGGATTGAGAACAAATCCAGGCTTTCTATTGCCGTGACGCAATTCTTTCTGCTGTGCGGAGAGGGAAAAACCGCTTGCACACCTTCTTCGACTCTATTGCGTGAAACAATCCGCCGTTCTGGAAAAGAAATCACTGGCGTGCGGCAGATATTCTCAACTCCAATGCCTATCGCTGTATCCGGGCTGAGCGCACAAAGTGCTTTTGTTCTTTTTGAAGGGATGCAAGAACTTCCAGAAGATTCCGCCACTCACTTGACTGTTCAAGTCTGCTCCACCCGTGGGCGTCCAGTTCAAATGAAACTTGAACTGCCTGCGGGCTGGGCCTCCCAAAGAAATACGTTGTGACCTCATACTCCGCTTGAATTCGTTCAACGTCAACGGGGACTTTCCTAACGGGAAATAAACCCTTTCCAGATTTCCGCGCCATCAATCGTTATCTTGACCTCCTGCCGTTCTTGTGCCGCCACCACAAGGGCGGCAATTTCTTCTGTAGTGGCGTCAATGGGAATTTGCAATTCCTCACCCCCTCCCTACGCCCCCGGCTTGATGTCCTCGGACAGGTAATAGTCCATATTAAAGTCCGGGAACATAGCAGACAACTTTTTTACTTCCTTGTAAGTAAAATCACTGGAACCAGAAAGTTTGTTGCGAAGCGACTTTTCAGATATTCCGATGAGTTCCGCACAGTTCTTTACTGTCATTTGCTTGGAATCAAGAGCTCTCCTTAATCTCAGCATCAGTTCACCTCCTCATTTTTACCCTGCGGGGTAACTCATATGCATACTATACACCCTACGCCGTAAGTTGTCAAGCCTTTTTTTACCCTATGGGGTAAAATTTTTCTTGCATTATATTTTCTGCTGTGGTACTATATTAAACTAAGGAGGTGAGATAATGGATTTTCTTCATAAGCTTGATTTTCTTATGGAAAAATATGGGCTTAATAAGAATTCAATGTCACAGAACAGTGGAATACCATACACAACGATTGATGGATGGTATAAAAAAGGATACGATGGTTTGAAACTCTCCACTTTTAAAAAACTTGCGGAATATTTTAATACAACTTTGGATTTTTGGATTAAAGACGATGTTACTGACCCAAACTATGGAAAATCTAGTGGATTTGAAGTAGATTTCACTGAAATGGAACACATAAAAAAATACCGCTCCCTTGACCAATACGGTAAGAAAGCGGTGGGTAGTGTATTAGATGTAGAGTATCAGCGATGTACTGAGCTAATGCAGAAATCGCCGTATGATCTGAAAAAGGCAGTCTATATTATGAAGTGGTTTCCCACCATGCCTATGAGTGCAGGAACGGGTCAGCCAGCTGGGTATGACGAAGCTGAAGAATTGGACTTGACGAAGCGACCTCCCCGAGGTGCATCCTTTTTGGCCGCAGTCAGCGGAGACAGCATGGAACCAACCTACTACGATGGAGACAAGCTGTTTGTCCGGTCCTGTACCGAGATAATACCCGGTCAGACCGGTGTGTTCTTTATGGACGGACAGCAGTGGATTAAGGAACTGGGCGACGGCGTTTTGATTTCGCACAACCCCGCCTACCCGCCCCGGCCTATGACGGAGGATGTCCGCTGCCAAGGTCTGGTGCTGGGCATCTGCGACAAAAGTTATTTTGAGTAACCGCCCGTCAGGTGCAGAAATATAGAAGGAGAAAGAATATGGAATTCAACGAGAGCTTAATCCAGTTTATCAAGCGCGTAGAATCCTTGAAAGACTCCATTCAAACCGAAGAAGCTACGAAAACTGCAATCATTATGCCATTCTTTTCACTGCTGGGCTATGATGTGTTCGACCCAAAGGAGTTTGCCCCGGAGTATGTGGCCGACGTAGGTATTAAGCGGGGCGAAAAGGTGGACTACGCCATTTTGCAAGATGGTAACCCGGTTATCATCATTGAAGCGAAATCTATAAACCGGAACCTGGAAAAGCATGATTCCCAGCTTTTCCGCTACTTCTCCACCACGCCTGCGAAATTTGCGATCCTGACCAACGGCGTTCGCTACCGTTTTTATACGGACCTCGAAAATCAAAACAAAATGGATGTGCTGCCGTTCCTGGACTTCGATCTGCTTCACATGAAAGAAAGTCAGATTGAGGAATTGAAACGATTTCGGAAAGAGACTTTCAGCGTTTCTAAAGTTTTTGACGCGGCTTCCCTCTTGAAATATCAAAGCCGCTTCAAGGGAATACTGGCAGAAGAATTCCAAAGGCCGTCGGATGACTTTGTCCGATTCTTCTTGCAGGACGTCTATTCCGGGATGAAAACCCAGGCTGTTTTGGAGCGGTTCCGCCCCATATTACAGGGTTCTATGCAGGAATTCATCAGTGAAACCATGAATGACAAAATCAAAACTGCACTCTTTGCGCGTGAGGACTCGGATAATCCACCCACCCCAGGAGTATCTGCCGAGCCGGTAAAGGAATCTACGGCAAAGCCTACACGTGCGGAGATGAACGCATACTATCACTTAAAGAATCTATTTGCAAACTATGTTAATCTGGAAGATATTACATACAAAAAGACGGAATCTTATTTAGCCGTCTTGTATAAAGGCAATGTTCGGAAATGGATTTGCCGCCTCATCGTCAATGGGATTCAGCTAATTGTCGTCATACCGGACGAAGATAAAAAAGAGATTCGGTGTGGCCTTGCAAATATCTATGAAATTGGGAATTACAGCCGGTATATGCTCGGAGTTATCAGCCGGTATACAAAACTACTGAAGCCAATAGAACCAGCGGAGGATATGTATCAAGTTGTCATCAGCCGCCGTTTCTCAAAGCATACAGACCCTAATGCCCTGTTAGAAAAGGAAACCTGATACATAGAAAAGGAAACCAAGATAACCCCCGCCCCGGCGTTATCCCGCCGGGGCGGTTGAATAAGCGAGGTGATTGTTTCGTGGATTATAAAAAAGATATGCTGGGCAAAACCGCTGCGGCCTATCTGCGAAAATCCCGCATGGAGGAAGGTATGGAGACCGATGAGGTTCTTCACCGGCACCGGGAATGGTTAAAGGAGTGCGCCCAGCGGCATGGGCTGGATATCGTGGACTATTACCCGGAGGTCGTCAGCGGAGAAAGCCTGTACGCCCGCCCGCAGATGCTTAAAATGTTGGAAGCGGTGGAGATGGGCCGGTATGACGCGGTACTCTGCATGGATCTGGACCGGCTTTCCCGCGGCCGCATGAAAGATCAGGGAATCATCCTGGACGCGTTCCGGGAAAGCGGGACGCTTATTGTGACGCCGGATAAGGTGTATGATCTGGCGGACGAAATGGACGACGAAATGGCGGAGTTCAAAACGTTTATGTCCCGCCGGGAATACAAGATCATTAACAAACGCCTACGCCGCGGCTTGCAGCGTTCTATCCGGGATGGCTGCTATGTAGCAAACGCGCCCTACGGGTACAAAAAGATTACGGTGGACCGGCGGCCCACCTTGGAAATCTTTGAGCCGGAGGCCCGGTTTGTCCGAATGATTTTCGATTTGTACCTGCAAGGATATGGATGTGTTTCCATTGCCGGGCAGATCAACGCAATGGGCGCACGGCCCCACCGGTCGCCGCAGTTTGGACGCGGCAGCATTGCGAAGATCATTCAAAATCCAACTTACATCGGAAAAATTGTATGGGATCAAAAAACGCACATCAAGAAAAACACAAAGGGCAATTTGAAACACATTACCATCTACAATCCCAGAGAAAAATGGACGATCACAGATGGACTGCATCCTCCCATCATAGACAATCAAACTTTTGAAAGGGCACAGGAAATTATGAAAGGCAGATACCGGCCGTCGAAACGGGACGGAACCATTAAAAGCCCGCTGGCGGGCCTCGTACAGTGCGGAAACTGCGGCGGGAATATGCAGCGCATGACCATGAAAGGCGAGCCGTACCTGCTCTGCCCGAAAAAAGGCTGCTGCGCGTCCGCGAAATTTTCTTTGGTAGAAAATGCTGTCCTTGATCACTTGGGCGATATTTTGAAAGAAATGAAAATAGAGCTGCCTGAGCAGGAAGCGGATACCACCTCTTTGGAAACCGCGCTTTGCGCCCTTGAAAAAGAGCTGTCTTTGGCAAACCGGCAAAAAACGCGTTTGTATGAGCTGCTAGAACTGGGCGAATATGATCTTCCTACTTTCCGGGAACGCATGGCGGCTGTCACCAGAAAACTCGCAGACCTGGAAGCCCGGCGCAGCGAGGCCAAACAGAAGATTGAAGATGCGAAGAATTTTGACAGCAAAGAACGGGCGAAGAAGATACAAAATGTTTTGGATGTGTACCGGTCAAGCGAGCCGCCGGCGCAAAACGCGCTGTTGCATTCTGTAATAGCTTCTATCCGCTATTATAAAGAAAAGAAGTCAAAACCGTCGGCGTTTAACCTTGTTTACCACTTGAAATAGTCAGAAAATTTTTTTTGCGAAAGAACTTATAAGACGCTATATCTTCCTCGTAAGATATAGCGTCTTATAAAAAATTTTACAGCTTTCCAAGTTTACGCATAACGCTTTCGTAAGTACGCTGATTGACGACGCGAAGCGTGTCCATCAATTCATCCATAACCGCCCAGGCAGAGGCCGGGTTTTTCCCGGCTACCGCCTGAAGAAAATCACTGTCCCCATATTGGTTCAGTGTGGATTCGGCTGGCATGGAAGCCTCGGAATAGGACGCGGCCTGTGCAGCGGGGACCGACAGGCCCAGCATTTCGTTCCGGCAGGTGTAGAGCGCGGCTAGAAGCATGTAACGGCTTTCCGTGCTTTCCTGATTTTCGAGCTGAGAAATCCCCCACTCGATTTCCTTGAGGTTTGGCGCAGTCAAAACAGCTGCACCCCCTTTGTCACGCGTTCTCCAACTTCCGCATAAAACGGCGGATATCCTCCCGGTCCTGTTCCGTCGCGGAATCCAAGGCCGCCTCTAAGTGCTCCATCATTTTACTCCGTCCGTCGTCCCGGCTGTATCGGCCGCGGCTGTCCCGGCGGGAGCTGTAGCCATCCTGTCTGTCGCCTCGCATACCATCTCGGCTGTAATGGCCTCGGACATAGTGCTGTCCTCGGTTGGCGGAGCTATAGCCTTCGCCCTCTTCCAACATGCAGATTTTATCAATGTTCTTAATGGTATCTGTCAGTTTATGGGCAAGTTCCAGATCGCCGGGGCCAATTTCGGGCTTACGGTCGATTTCTTCCAGTTCTTCCCACAGTTTTTCTTTCAGTTTATCCATGTCATTCTCTCCTTTCAGGCCACGCGCTCAACAATGAGGTTTGGGTTCGCTACGTTGATCGCCTGGGTACTGATGTTTTTCACGGACAGGCTGAGGCAGCAGCCCCGGTCCACATCGATGTAGGCAGTGGAGAATACGTTGAAATATTCCTCCACGGCGGCGGGCGTTACGGTGGCGATGGCGCTGTTCAGGGCCTCCCCGTTGATGGCAAGCGCAACAGAAATTGCACCTGCAGTTCCACCGGTAGGCACGGCAATATTGCCGCCAAAGGTGACCTTGTACCGAGCGCGGCACTGGTTGGTGCTCCCCCGCAGGGCAACAAGGCCGCTGCCCTCTCGATGGGTAACATAGCCCCGGTTGCAGCAAACAGGCGTCTCGGTAAAAAGCACGTTCTGGTTGACCGCCACGGTCATGGGACGGCGTTCTTATCATTTAAAACTTTCCTTGAAAATATATATGGCACGTGTTACAATCTGCCCGTGAGGGGAATGGAACACGAAAGACAAAGCCCTGCTCCTAAGTTGATTGGAGGTAGTATCATGTTGTTCGTTTATCCCGCAGTTTTCCACAAGGAAGATAAAACTTATTGGGTTGAATTTCCCGATTTGGAGGGCTGTCAGACTTATGGTGGGACGCTCAACGAAACCATGGCCTGCGCCCAGGAAGCCCTTGCCGGGTATCTGCTGACGCTGCTGGAAGAAAACCGTGAGCTTGTTCCACCGTCTGATGTGTCGGCGGTCTCCTGCGATGGCGACAGTTTCGTTACCTTAGTCGCATGTGACATCAACCAGTATCAGGATACAAGGGCAATCAAGAAAACCTTGACCATTCCGGCGTGGCTCAACGAACGCGCGGTATCTATGGGGATCAACTTCTCCCAGGTTTTACAGGAAGCCCTCATGACAAAAATTCAGGCAAACAGAATGTAACGGCAACCCATGCACAGCATATATCCGGCCCACGCCGCCGTCCGGGGAGAGCGTGTAAACGCCTTTATCAAACGGGCAATTCAGGCGACAATGGAATGAAACGAAAAGACCACCGGGGCTACCCCCGGTGGTCTTCATGTGCGATTGCATCCACTATTTTCATGTAGGCCCTCTGCCTCCGCCGCTTGATGACCTCCGGAGAGGTATTGTGTTCCCGGGCGGCTTGCACATAACTTTTTCCCCGCACATCGCACTCGATCAAGAAAAGTTCTTCCTCCTGTGGAAGCTCAAATGCCTGGATATACGAAATTGCCCGTTTGGGCGACATACTTTGCAGCAGTGCGCGGATGGCGCGGTGTTGGCTGTTCAAAAGCCGTCACCGTCCTTTTTTCCTTCCTCTTGCCGCCCGTGGTTTTCGGGGACGCTTTGCGCCGGGCCTGCGAACTTGCACCTGTCTTGCCAAACTTAATCACCTTGTGCGGCAGCGGTTTCCGTACCGGTGGTCTGAACCTGCGTATGGTTGTTGAAATCCTGGTATTGATAACTTGTATCCGGGGTAAGGTATGCCAACAAAATAAACGCCAAAAATACAAGGGCCCATAAAAAATTCGTGATAATCAGTGCACAGCGCCAGGGTTTCGTTAACTTTTCCGTGGCCTCCACCATATCGCCAAAGCTCTGAATCTTTTCCGTATCGTTCATACCGCCACACTCCTTTCTTTAGATTTTAACACGGCTTTCATCGGGTTTCAAGTTTTTCCAAACGCTTTATGGTAGTTGTAAAGCAAGGAGCACATTTGCTGTCTGGTGATTGGCTGAGAAAGCATCAAATCCCCCTGGGTATTGCCATTGAGGATTTTGTGCTTCTTAGCCCACTCAACGGCTTCCCTATGTGCGGGGCTGGGCGTATTGTCCATAATTTTTTCCTCCTTTTCATAATTGGGCCGGATATAAGCGGTAACGGTGGAAGTTTTGCGCGTCCTGCGGCAGACCATGCCGCCGTTGGACTGGCTCCCGGCGGTTCCGGGCGAGGTATTGCCTTCGATAGCGGTGATCATGCCTTTTCCAACGCTCTCCACAATGCCGGTATGTCCAAAATTGTAAATGATGATGTCTCCCGGCTGGGGAGATTTGACAACACTAGCGGGGCGGTTTTTCTTGTACCAATTCAGCAGAGCGGAACAAGAGGCGGTTGTATAGGGCAATTTGGCTCCGGCCTGCGCAAAGACCCACTGAACAAACGCCATACACCAGGGATAGGCGCTGCCGGAAACTGCCCGGCCATAAAACCAGGTATTGTATTTGACATGGTTGGAGTTGGCCGGGGACTCCTTCACCCCCAGTTCGGTGCGGGCAATGTTCAAGACTTGTTCAACCGTTGTCATCGTTGTCACCTTCGTAGATAATTTCCAGGCCATAGGCTTTCGCAGCTTCATGCTCAATGCGGCATCCACGGGCATTCTCCCAACCTTTGCAGAAATAAGCGGTATGGCAAAGGCTCATATTCTCAAGGCTTTTAGCAAGGAAACAGAGGGGAATTTGAACAACGCCCCGCGCCTTCATGTTCTCATCGTTATACCATTCGTCGGTAAACAGAGTATTCACAATCTCATATCCGTGATTTGTCAGAACTTCGATTGCCTGATTTCTGGTTTTGACAATCTCTTTGTCGGTTTTTCCATTCATTGGCTGACTCAGCATGGCTTTTTTCATAATATTTGTACTCCATCATTTATTGGTCGTATTTTCCAGTTCTTTGTGCAGCTTCAGCACCGCCGCTTCAACCGCATTGTCTATCTCCTTGTCATTCAGGCAATACCCCTTCTCTGCCAGAAAGTCCAGCACATACTGTTTCCTCGCCGCACCGTCGAGGTTGTGGTAGAGCTGCTGTGCCGCGGCCACGGCAATCTCCACCCACTTGAGCATTTCTTCCCGGTCCTGCGCGGTGGTCTTACGCTTGAGCCACGGGATGACAAAGGCTGTGATCAGCGCGGCAATTAGCAGAATTGCGGCATTCACAACCGGCGTCAGGTCAATCATAGCGTTCCTCTCTTTCTCCGGGCCTGTCCCCGGTCCATACTTTGCTGATTTTAATTCCCGCCAGCAAGAGAGCTTCCACGCCGCCCGCGCCAAGGGTGTACTGGATGAGCGTGTCCGGCACCGCGCCCTTTACGCAGAAGATC